TAAGGCCGGACCTCCCTAATAATGAAAATACTGGTGCCGGTCGTATTCACCCTACTCCCACAGGCTTCAAAGTTGTTTCAAATGACGGTACTCAAGGAAGTGATGGTTATGATTATATTTATGTCGCAATCCGCCGTCCAAATAAGCCGCCCGAGGCTGCAACGGATGTGTTTTCAATAGAGAACACTGCAGGCAGTAACACCGAGTATTCAGCTGGATTTGCTCCAGACTTTGCCTTAACAAGAAGTACGAGTGGCAGTACAAGTTATACAGGTTTGCGATTAATTGGTAACGACGTTTACCATAATGTAATGAGCACAGGCGGTGATGCAGCGTTTACTGATGGGTGGTATTTTGATTTAGAAACTGGCAAATTTAAACAACGTCAAATAGGTACAAACCCAATTACTTATCATTTTAAGCGCACCCCAGGCTTTTTTGATGTAGTTACCTATACGGGAGACAGCACAGCAAGAATGCAACCACATGGTTTAGGTGTAGTACCAGAGTTGATTATTGTTAAATCTCGTGCATCAGGCGGTTGGCTTGTTTATGCGGAACCGACAGGGAACCAAGCCAATTTACGGCTTGCTTTAGACGAAGGTGCTTCTACAGGTTCTTCTATTTGGAACAGCACTTCACCTACAAGTTCAGCGTTCTCCTTGCCTGGTTGGGGTTATAACAACAATCATAATAGTGATAATTACTTTGCTTTACTCTTTGCTTCTCTAAATGGAGTTAGTAAAGTTGGAGAATATACTGGTGCTAATACTGATGTTACTGTTGATTGTGGTTTTAGTGGAGCACCACGGTTCTTACTAATTAAACGGACTGATGGTGGGACTACATATAGAGGCGATTGGTATGTTTGGGATTCAACTCGTGGTATTAACCCTTCCACTGCTAATCCTAGTGAAGATCCCTATTTTCTTCTTAACGATAATACCGCGCAAGTAACTAATACTGATTACATTGAGCCAACCACTTCAGGCTTTACCGTTAAATCTGGAGCACCTGCTGATCTCAATGGCGGCAATAACATACCAGGCGGTCCTGGTAAATACCTTTATCTCGCAATCGCTTAAATAACCTACTATGGAAATTCGTAATCGTGAATCTGGTGCTGTAACCACCATTAGCCAATTTAAGGCAAGTTACCCTAATACAAGCTTCCCTAAGCAAATTTCTACTGATCTTTTGGACAGCTACGGCTATGACGTTGTTCTTAATGGTCCAGCAGCAACTGTAACTGCTCCGTATGGCGTTAGCACCCGTGATGGCGTTGTGCAGATTGATGGTAAATGGTTTACACGCTTTGTTGCTGGTCCGGTTTTTACTGACGCAACTGACGAAAATGGCAACGTAACTACTGCTGCCGATCAAGAAGCTGCTTACCGTGCACGTGTCGATGCAGATGCTGCTAAACGTGTCCGCTCTGAACGCAACAAAAAGCTTGCTGACACTGACTGGACCCAACTGGCTGATAGCACTGCTAACGCTACTGCCTGGGGTACATACCGTCAAGCCCTTAGGGATCTGCCTACTACTGACGGCTTCCCTCACAACGTTACCTGGCCCACTGAACCCTCCTGATAACCATGATCACCCTTATCCGTCCACTTCTGTTTTCATTTATTAACTCAGACCAAGTTAAACGGCTTGTTATTGACCTGCTGAAAAAGCTGGCAGAATCTACTGACAATACTGTAGACGACGAAGCCGTCAAGTTTATCGAACGCGGTTTGTTCGGTGGACCCCTGGAGTGATCCTCCGCTTCTTCCCTCTCTAACCCTTCCAGCAGCCCCTGAGCTGCCCCAAGCGGTGCTGGAGGTACCAAGGGCTCAGTTACCTAGTTACAAGCCCCTTACAGTGCCTCCTAGCGCCCTTAGACCGCCTCCGGGTGTTAAAGGTATTGATGCGGAAGATAAGCCTCCTGCAAAGGATACAAAAGCTAAACCAACCAAACCAAGCCTCCCACCAGAGGCACAGATAGTTGAGATCCCGTTTACGGACATTGAAGTCCCGATGCCGACCACAACTATCATGACCACTGCAGCTACCACAGCGTTTATCAGTGTTGCTGCCACCTTGACTGCTACCTCTTTGTTCAAATACTTAGTAATGGTCTTTAAACCTGTATTCAAACAAACATGGAGCAAACTAACCAAGAAAAAAAGCCAATGCTCACAAAATTAAAGGAGCATCACGAAGAGATTGAGTTTTTAGCAACCTTTGTTCGGCTTGGTGTTGTCGTTTGGAGTGGTTTTATTATCACTCTTAACTATGTCGACATTCCTATGATTAAAAAAGGTCAAAGCGGTGGCGACATTACCTTTGTTGCTAGTGTTTTTACAGGTGCTCTTGCTACATTTGGACTTAACACGTCTAACAACAGAAGTAACAAATCAAACGAACCCAAGAAAGACACATGAAAAAGCTACTACTCCTTCTCTTTCTAGCTAGTCCCGCTGCAGCTCAGCAAGTTACGCCCAATTTTACACAGGGCAGCATGCAATCCACAACTACTACCACTGTTGATATTGATCGTACTATTGAGACCAACGTCTATGGTGGCACCTATTCATCATGGTCTGGAACCAACGTAACCCCCAGTGGGGACATCTCAGATTCAGCAACAACTTATTCGGTAACCAACGCAGGGGAGCAGTTTCAACTGGAGATTGTGACCCGAGCAGCAGGCAAGATCGAAGACAGCCTCGTAACCGAAACTATCGAACAGGTCTCTACTACTACTTCCTTGTCGGTCTTCTCTCAGTAAATCCTGTTTTTGCTAACGAAGAGCCTAAGGTCCAAAACACATCCAACCCCGTAGCGGCTGCGACTGGTAATGTTACCAATCAAGCCGTACAATTCCAAAACAATGGGGCTCCAAGCCGTCAATACTTCGGCAATAGCGTAAGTTGTAATGGTCCTACCATGCAGCTTAGCCCATTTTACATGGGTAACGACACTATTCCGTATGAAAATACGGGGTATGTACGTAGCAACAACTTTGGTATGCAAGTTAATTTTAGTGTTCCTCTTGATTGGGACATGATTAGCTTGTGTAAAAGCATAGCCCGTAAACAAGAACAGAAACTTCGCCTAGATTATGAGCTTGTCCGTGCCTTAAAGTGCACAGAAATCATGAAAACTGGGTTCATGTTTAGACCAGGAAGCCGTGTTGAGGTACTTTGCCACGACATTGTCCCCATTGTGTCAATCAACCCTAAAAATGAGCAACAAAAGAGCAAGTGAAGACTCATTTAACGAGCTTCACAACCTTATCACAAAGGAGTTCTTAGCGCGAATCAAGTCTGGCGAAGCAACCACACAAGATCTTAAAGCAGCTTGTGACTGGTTGTCCAAAAATGACATAACCGGTGTGGCCGTTGAGGGTTCTGCTCTCAGCGGCCTTGCTGATATTATGCCAACCATCAATTTTGATGAAGTCCAAAAAGCAGTTCGACGCTAATGGGTCCTACAAAAAAACCTTATCACACTCTTAAAAAAAGTGCGAAGAATTACCGCGACAATGCAGCCGCTCGGCATAACAAACGCCGTTACGATACAAAAAGAAACAAGTCGGCGGAAGCAACAGCCTACCGAGTCAAGCACACCGCAGCCCGCCGAGCAAGAAACATCGACGGCAAAGGCGGCAAAGACCTCTCGCAAACCACGAAAGGCACGTTCGTCCGCGAAGACCCTTCCAAAAACCGAGCCAGAAACAGGAGCAAACTAAGGATTAAAAATGGCTAACTACAGAAAGAAAACCCCCCGAGGAGACTCTACAACCATTAAAAAAATTAAGGGTCAGTACGTGCCCGTACCCTACGGTCCTGAGCAAAACTTCCCTCAAGCCAAGAAAAAAGGTAAGAAGAAAAAGCGCAAATACGCTGCCTAATGACTCCTTTGCTACCTACTCCTGATCATTACTTATACAACCTAATAACGATGACATCCCCAGAAGCTAAGCGCCTATGGAGGCGTGCAATTAAAGAGCACTTCAAATGTCAATGCGTTTATTGTGGAGAAACTTATGAATTACATGAACTTACTCTTGACCACGTTCACCCTAAGTCTCTGGGTGGAGAAGATCTCACGAGCAACTTGGTACCCGCTTGTACCCATTGTAATCAGGACAAAGGTAGCGACAACTGGCTAAATTGGATGCGTGCTAAATATGGCATGCATCCTGACAGAGAACAACGAATTATTGATCACATCAACTAACAATGGCAAAAATTAAACCGGGCACACCTCACCCTAACAGAAAAGGGTTGGTGATGGGCAAAAACGGACGTTATGTAGCTAAGTCTACGTACGCTAAGCAAGTTAAAGCTTCTCAACCCAAGCCTGCAAGACAAAACGTCACAGGACAACGAGCACTACCCCCTGCTGGTCAATCTGGTGGTAGTAAGCCTCCTCGTGGTACTAGACAGCCTGGTACAACCCGTCCGACTGTTGATCGTCGGTCTGCTGCGGCTGCAAGGGCTCGGTCAGCAGCTGCGGGTACTGGCAACAGCACTGTAAGAACTGGCGGAGAAAAAGCTGTCACTACTTATGGCAAACAAGCACGTGATGCTGTAAGAAAATTTGTTTCTAAAAACGCTCCAAAAGTTGGTCAAGGTTTAGGTGCTTTTGCTAAAGGCGCAAGCCGTCTTATTGCTGGCCGTGACGACGGATCAGGCAGTGCTTTGATGGCTGCAATGGCAGCAAACGACGCTATCAATGCTGCACGAGGCAATACTGCAAAAGAACGCAACAAGCCTAAAAATAAACCTAAATCATCTCAATCTACTAAGTCTGGGATGACTCCTGCACAGCTTAAGGCTGCACAAGACAAAGCTAACGCAGATCGTCGTGCAGGTAAACTGTCAAACATCCCTGCTCCTAAGGCTAAAGCCAAGGCTAAGCCCCAAACTAAGGCTAAAGCTAAAGTCAAAAAAGGTAGCGGTGTAAGCGGTGTTGGCCCTATTAAAGACGGCCGTAAGTATTCTGTAGGTGTGTCTGGTAAATCAGTAACGCAACAGAACGTAGACTCCCTGAAAAAAATGGGAACCAAAAGCGAACGTTTCAAAAAAATCGCAGCAGAGGAAAAAAGAAAATCTCTGGAGCGAGGTAAGAAAAACCGTGAGCGTAATAAAGTACGCCGCGGAGGCCGCCGCTAAGCCCTCTAAAAAGCCTCTAAGGTACAATCCCACCAGGGACGCCTTAGAGGCCCCTTCTAGCCCTTTCTAGCATGCATACAGACGACTTACAGAATAATCTTCAGGCAGACTTTCGGTATTTTCTTACCGCAGTCTGGGCACACCTCAAACTTCCCCAACCAACCCGTGCACAACTGTGCATTGCAGAATACCTACAGCAAGGACCCAAACGTCTACAGATTCAGGCGTTTCGTGGGGTGGGTAAGAGCTGGATTACAGCAGCATTTGTGCTGTGGACGCTCTACAATAACCCTGACAAGAAAATTATGGTGGTATCTGCATCTAAGGATAGAGCAGACTCGTTTTCCATCTTCTGTCAGCGGCTTGTGCTAGAAGTTCCTTGGCTTGCACACCTTAAACCTAAATCAGATGACCAAAGATGGTCCAGGGTCTCATTCGACGTGGGACCAGCTAAACCTCACCAAGCTCCTTCAGTTAAGTCTGTCGGCATTACTGGTCAGCTTACTGGTAGCCGTGCTGACCTTATGATTCTAGACGACGTAGAGGTTCCTGGTAACTCAATGACAGAATTGATGAGGGAAAAGCTGCTACAACTCTGTACAGAAACCGAATCAATCCTGACACCAAACCCAGACAGCCGTATTATGTTCCTGGGTACTCCTCAAACTACGTTTACTATCTACCGTAAACTAGCAGAACGTAACTACAGACCGTTTGTCTGGCCCTCTCGCTATCCCAAGAAACTAGCCAACTACGAAGGGCTACTAGCCCCACAGCTTGTAGAAGACATTGATAACGGTGCAGAACCTTGGGATGTAACTGACCCTGACCGCTTTAGTGATGAAGATCTTATCGAACGTGAAGCAGCAATGGGACGCAGCAACTTCATGCTGCAGTTCATGCTGGACACAACTCTCAGTGACGCCGAAAAGTTCCCGCTTAAAATGGCTGATCTTATTGTCACCAGCGTTAACCCTACCACTGCTCCTGAGTCCATTGTATGGTGTAGCGACCCCCAGAACATTATCAAAGAAGCTCCAACTGTCGGACTACCTGGAGATTATTTCTACAGTCCAATGCAGCTCCAGGGGCAATGGGATGATTACTCTGAGACAATCTGCTCTATTGACCCGTCGGGTCGTGGATCGGATGAAACAGCGGCAACTTATATCTCCCAACGCAACGGTTTCCTGTACGTGCACGAAATGCGTGCTTACAGAGACGGCTACTCAGACAACACACTCCTGGACATTCTGAGAGGGTGTCGTAAATACAAAGTCTCAAAACTCTTAATTGAGACAAACTTTGGTGACGGCATCGTAGCAGAACTGTTTAAAAAACACCTAATCCAAACTAAACAAAACATCGACGTAGAAGAGGTACGTGCTAATGTCAGAAAAGAAGATCGCATTATTGACGCTCTGGAGCCTGTCCTTAATCAGCATCGCTTGGTTATCGACAGGGGGCTTATTGACTGGGATTATAACAGCAACAAAGATGCGCCTCCTGAGGAACGTCTTCTCTACATGCTCTTCTACCAATTCTCTAGAATGTGTAGAGAAAAAGGTGCCGTTAAACACGATGACAGACTCGATAGCCTTGCCCAAGGAGTTAAATACTTCACCGACGCAATGGCAATCTCAGCCAACCAAGAAATTGCCAAACGTAAATTTGAAGAGTGGCAAGATCTAGAACAAGCGTGGAAAGATGACCCACAATCAGCCGCTAACCACATGGTTTTAGGAATGACACACAAACAAAGACAACAAGCTAGAGGCAAAACTAAAAACTCAGTCCCTACCTGGATTTAAGAGCAATAGGACATTAATACACGGGGAGTGGTGCCCTCGTGTGTGGAAAAAGCGGTCAAAGGAAGGGGAAGACACAAATCTTCCCTTTCTTTTCCAAGATGAGGTGAGGACGAAGTCCGAACCATCTTGTCTTATTTATCTTCTTCCACTTACTCTAGTAAGACTACTAGAAGCATCACATATATCATGTATCATTACGTATGCATACCGCTAAACTTATTTCCATTACCCCTGACGCAGAAGATCTTGTAGCCTATTGTGCACGTGTATCTAACCCTGCTAACCAACACAGCAAAGAGACAGCACCTCGTCTCCTTCGGTATCTCATTAAGCATAAGCACTGGTCTCCTTTTGAGATGGTGAATATGGTTCTAGAGATCAAAACAACCAGAGCAATTAGTGCTCAAATCCTACGACACAGATCATTTTCTTTTCAAGAGTTCTCACAACGGTATGCAGAAGTACAGTCTATACCACAGCCTCCTCTTCTTCGCAGACAGGATGCTAAGAATAGGCAGAACAGTATTGATGACATTCCGTTGGCTGAACAATATGCTTGGACAGATCAGATCAATGATCATTATGCTTCTGCTTACGCCCTTTATGACAGTCTCTTGGAGTCTGGAGTAGCAAAAGAGTGTGCACGAGAGGTCCTTCCCTTGGGCTCAGAGACGACTTTGTACATGAATGGTACTCTGAGGTCTTGGATGCATTACGCAGACCTTAGAGGCGGTCCTGAGACGCAATTAGAGCATCGTACGATTGCTGAAAGTGTTAAAGATGTGATTGAGAAGGAGTGTCCTGATATTTATGAGGCTATGTGGGCTACTTAGAGTTGTTTTTGTCTATGTGTTTGGCTAATAGAGTCAGTATGATGAACTGTGCGCGTGTCTGGGAGTATATGCCTGGATACGTGCGGGATTATATTGAGTTTAAACAGACTAAACCGTACGAAAAG